GGTATCCGTTCTGCTGAAGTGTCATGGCGTTGATTTTACGGTGACTCTTCGACAGTGAAAAGAAAAAAGGCCGCAGAGCGGCCATAAACACAAACAAAAATCAATAAGTTAGATAATTATCAAAGACTTACAGACACACAAAAACACAGCCAACCACAACAAATAACAGAGATGTGGTCACTTTGTGGATCTTAAATCCAGTGAAAACCTCTCGCCATTAAGCCAGCTAACCCCAAGGCTGTAGTAATCAACGCACCAAACATGAGCCTGAAATCTGTTGTGCGTATCTTATCAATATCGCCTCTCACATCCTTGAGATCGCTCTTCAGCTCTTCAATATCTCTCTTGATGTATGAGATATCAGACTCCATTCGTGCAACACGGCTATCAAGAGCGAACTCATCACGACTTGCCTGACTTCTGCGATTGCTCACCTGAATTCCTCCTGGATACGGAATGGAAAAACCCGTGATATAAGTATACTCATTCATCACCTGACCCTTCCTGGTTTTTTTGCGATCCCAACCAGTTCAATACCGGAGTCACTGCATGCATAGTTATATAACCGCAGTTCTCACAAAAAGATTTGTAGTAATAATTCGCATCACTATCACCTGGGTGACCTGGTTCAAGCCTGAAGTACGTCATAAACTCTTCCCCTTTTTCACCATCCAGGAGTTGTTGGAGATTTAACTTACCTGTAGTGGCAGTTATCTGGGTATCTTTCAGCCCGCACCCAGGGCAAACCACAGTGACGTTTTTTTCATTTAAAAAACGGAAGAATTCTCTTGGCGTTATCGATTCCAGTTTTTTAATAAACTCCCGTTTTTTCTTTTCCATTTCCCCTGAATGTTCAATATCTTTCATTTTCCTACCTTCAAGCTATTGGATTAAATCTCACCGCATCCTGCAAGTAATCCGGCGCAAGATGGGCATAAATCATCGTTGTCTGAATCTTTGCGTGCCCCAGAATTTTCTGGAGCGTCAGAATATTGCCGCCGTTCATCATGAAATGACTGGCGAAGGTGTGGCGCAGCGCATGAACAGCCTGGCCGTCGGGAACATCAGATGCGACCGTTTTGATGACATCGCGAACCAATGGATAATCCAGCGTCGGAAAAACCAGTTTCCCGCCCCGTTTTTTGATCTTTTCAAACAGGCTTTCAGAAATAGGAACGGTACGGTTTTTGCTGTTCTTCGTTTTTGAAAAAGTGATTCGACAATGAAGAACACGGCGCTGCTCCAGTGCCGCTACCTCGCCCCATCGCGCCCCGGTCGACAGAAGGATTTCGACAGCCAGCCGTTCATCGGGATTTTCAGCCAGTGCATCCAGCAACTGAACACATTCAGACTTACTCAGATATCCCATTTCGCGCTCGTTAACCTTCATTCCTTTAAGGCCTTGAACGGGGTTATCGTTAAGAAAATGGCCGGATGAGATGAGTGCGGTAAACATCGCGCTTAACGCCCCAATCTCTCGATTAATGGTGCTGGGCTGTATCCCCTGCTCTATCCTGGACACACGTAGCTCGGTGAGCATCGTTGTATTAAGTTTATGCACGCACGGGTCATCCATTGCCTCACTCAAGCGCAGCAATTTAAGGCGCGTGTTATGCCCTGACTTCATTAGCTGGCCGTGGTATTTCCACCACAAGTCAATAAGCATTGACAGCGGACGGCGATCAATGGACTTTCCTTTCCACTCATTGTTATGCTGTTGCGCCAGCACCCACCGCTCATATAAAACTGCATCCGATTTCGTTTTAAATTTTTTACGAATGCGTTTGCCTTTACGCCCCTCCGGGCGCATGTCAAGAAGATACCCTCCCGGAATTGATTTTATGCTCATTCGTGAAACCCCAGCGTTACAAGACCACCATGCCCCCAGCGCTCCATGATTAGCCGGGCTGTGTGCCAGTCTTGCGGGGTTTTTGAGAAGGCGATGTGCTTTTTGGCCCATCAGGGGAGAGAGACGGACTGATCTGCCCAGCAGCCTCATTTGTTTCGTTACTCATCAACCACGTGGTGTATTTTTTAAAGTTCGGATGCATTGTGATTTTCAGTAAAACCTCCGTCCCCACACCTCTAATACCAGTCTCATATTGCTTAACTGTACCAACCGCAATACCTATTGAATCCGCGAACTTTGCCTGGCTAAGTCCCTCAGATTCTCGAATTGCTTTTAGCTTCTTTGATATCTCTATTGACATGGTGTGCACCTGAATACTATATTGGTTATCAGTTGAGTACCACTTGACGCCACAAAAAGCCACAAATAGCACCAGATTGAATAGGTTATCACATCATGGCAAAAGTCCTGAACACATACGAACAAGCGGATTTTGAGCGTTTGGCGGCGTTCTACCCATACCGTGATGAGCATGGGTTACCTGTGCTTGAAGAAAGCCTGGAAGATTACGCGAAACGCACGAATCAAAGCATTCTTGCGGTAAGAAGGCAGGCCGACAGATCAGTAATCCCCGTCACCCAAGAAGGAAGAAACACAAAACGCAAAGTAAACCTTTTCGCAATATTCCTGAAAACCATCAGGAGCGCAGAGAAATACGTGCAGATGACAAAATAACGAGGTGTAATTTTATGCTGAAGCAACGCCATAATTTTCGTACCGGAACGGAACGCCACGCTAACCGTTTCGCTACCAGTGCATCACGTAGTAACTCCCGCTACAGCCTGAGCGAGACACACGCAACACCGGATGGTCACCCCGTAAAACAAATTGGTGAACACACCTGGCTAATTGAGAAAGCTGGAATCGTGGTTCACAGATGCCAACGCAACCCATTTACCGGAAACCGCATTTTTGCTCTGAGCAACGGCGACAATCAGTTTGGACAGGATTTCACGTTGTACGAAGCTCTGCGCACGGTTGATCGTCTGCTTCGCGGACAGAATTTCATTAAACAGGCTGATTTATAACAGGTGCTTTATGACCAAAGACCATGCTCAGGGTGTATTTATCCGCTTTATTGATTTTCGCGGTGAGCTGTTGTTGCGCGCATCAGCTATTGATGGGGTGGTTCCGGTAGATAAAAGCACGGCCACTTACATTTATCTGAACGGCACACGCCTGACCGTAGAGATTCCATATCAACACGTATGCGAAATTATTAGCGAAGCTGAAAAAGCACGTCAGGTTAATGGCAATAAACCCTATCTCGAAATTATCTGCATGGATTCAGAAGCTGAAATTCAAAAGGCAGATTAAAGGGCGTTGCGATGGATAAAGAATATAAAACTCTCGTCAATAAAGCACTTGAGCGCTTTCATTTTCGCTTAAACGCATCAGGCACTCATGCTGAGCTCGCAGCCCGAGAGTCATTGACCAGGGCCATCAAGAGTATATACGACACAGCTTTTTACATTGACGACCCGGACGCGCTCGACGAGCTTTCCATACTCGTCTGCGCAGCAGAAAACGGGGACCATATTGAGCCATATAAACTGGGGAATATTGCATGAGTATATTTATCTCATGGCTTGTTCTGATTATTTCGGTGGCCTGCGCTATTGGGATTATGCGAATTATTAATTCAGTAAAAAAGATTGAACGCTTTTTCACTGAAGAATAACTGCGCAAATAAGACTCCAGGTTAAATAAGAAAATGTGAAAACAATCCGCATTCGCGGAGGTATTCGCACACACCAAGGAGGCGTAATGGCAATTAAGCATTTTCCTGTCGTTCGTTTCACCTCCAGAGGACGTGAATACGAAGTTGACGAACGCCTGATTACCACAATCGACAAACACCGTTCAGAAAAGGATGCACATCACATCTATCTCACTGACGGCACTTACTTCTGCGCCACCAACGTGGTGCAGGTGAATCTTATCAGACAGGTACAGGAGTCACGCAGATGACCATTCTGGACTATATCGCCGCCAATCCGGGGTGTAGCGGTGGAGAAATCGCCGCAGCACTGAATACCCCAACCACAGCCATTAATGCGGAGTTACGCCGTCTCTGGCGCAGCGGTTCAGTCATAAGAAAAGAACGCAAAACAGGCGGTCGCTTTTCTTATCAGGTAAACCCGATGCCGTTTGGGTGTGGCAACCCGCTAACCCAGATGTTCAACCAGCTACTGAGGGAAATCAGAGCATGAGCACCTCCTGCTGCCGGAAACCACGTCGGTCTTCAGCAGCTCATCCGGCAGCAAAACAAACTCCGTTAATTCCTGTTCCGGGCCTTTCCTGCACCTTGCGGCGGGAGGCCTTCGCACATCTGCAACAAGAGGATTGCCGCAATGATTCTCGCCAACGACTTTCTTGAATACCTGCTCAACACAGAACGTGATCTTGCCGCTCGCGTGCGTGATCGTTATGACATGTACCTGAAATCCCTGCCTGTACCGCAGCTCGCTGACGGAAAGATTGTTATTGATGGTCGCTACATGATTGACAGCCACGAGGGAAATTACAGGCTTTACCGCATTGAAGGTGGCACCCCGTCCGTTATTGGCATTTACCAGCGCCCATCCACTGCAATCGTCGATGTGATTGCCGACAGCATCCGCATCACACATCGCCATGCCGACACAGAAGACACCGTGCTGGAAATTCAGCGGCTGGCTACAGTCTGCCGCGACACCCTGAATGGCATGACGAAGTAAATCACTATGACGGCAGAGTACATCAGGGACTGGCAACAACCGCGCCACGCAGTGGGGCGTGAAGGAACGGGGATCCCCGCTCCTGAATCCGCGCTTTCCTCCTGGCTGGATGCCTACCGGGTAGAGAACGAGCACCGCCAGGAAATGGCTGATGCGGCGTTCTCCGCAACGCTGCTGGGCAACCTGATTAATAAAAGCCTGGACGCACAGGAAAAACAGGACAAAACCATCACACTGGCAGGAGATGCCAGAAAACAGGCACGCGGCGCGGTGGATGAAGCCATGGCCTCGCTGCGCCTGCTGCCGTCCTATCTGCGCGATCCGCTTATTCGCCACCTCTCCTTCCTGCGCAAAAAACAGGAAGCCGATCGTCAGAAAGGCAAAAAGAGCTGGCAGGCTGAACGCTACGCGCGCGGAAACCTGCGCAAAATATTCGAACGTCTGGAGCGCACCGATCACCGCTGGCTGACACAGGGTTATCGCTCCCTTGCCGGACGCGAACGCCTGGACGATTTGCTTTACCTGCCGCAGCTCAACAAACACCAGATACAGACACTGGCCACCATGACGGCGGCGATGTTCAGCAGCACCTTCGAAAAACTCTGCGATGGCTTTGGCGCGACCGATGGCGAACTGACCATGGATGTAACGCTGAAGGCGTATCAGATGCTGGCCCGCATGGCGTTACACCTGCACGCCATGCCTCCACATTATGACGCACTGACAACAGACAAAGACCGGAGGAACGAACCGGACACGGAGCTGCTGCCGGGCGCAATCCTTCGCCTGACCTGTGCAGAATGGTGGAAACGCAAACTGTGGCTGTTACGTTGCGAGTGGAGAGAAGAACAACTCCGCGCCGCCTGTCTGGTTTCCAGAAAAACATCGCCCTATCTGAGCCAGGACGCGTTAAGCGAGTTTCGCGCACAGCGCGAGAAAACACGCGATTTCCTGAAAAGTTTCATGCTGGAAAATGAAGACGGGTTCACGATTGATCTCGAGACGGTGTATTACGCGGGAGTAAGTAACCCGGTCCACCGTAAAGCAGAAATGATGGCCACCATGAAGGGGCTGGAACTTCTGGCCGAAGCCCGTGGCGACAGAGCGGTATTTCTGACCGTTACCTGTCCGTCAAAATATCACGCAACAACGGAGAACGGTCATCCGAATCCCAAATGGAACGGCGCCACCATGCGCGATTCCAGCGATTACCTGGTTAACACTTTTTTTAAGGCGGTCCGCAAAAAACTGAATCGCGACGGCCTGCGCTGGTATGGCATCCGCACGGTGGAGCCACACCATGACGGCACCGTGCACTGGCATATGATGGTCTTTGCTCATCCGGAAGAAATCGACAGCATCGTGGCCATCACCCGCGATATTGCCATTCAGGAAGACCGCCACGAGCTGGGCAATGATATTACTCCGCGCTTTAAGGCGGAGTATGTCGACGGCTCAAAAGGCACACCAACCAGCTATATCGCGACCTACATCGGAAAGAACCTGGACAGCCGCGCCGTGGATGGCATCGACCCGAAAACGTGCAAGCCACGCGTTGACCACGAAACCGGAAAATCAATGGTCGAGAGTGTGGAGCGCGCCATCGGCTGGGCGCGCCTTCATCGGGTCCGCCAGTTCCAGTTCTTTGGCATCCCCTCCCGTCAGGTGTGGCGTGAACTGCGCCGCCTTGCCAGCCAGATGGCACGCAACCCGGAAGGCCCGCAACGACTGAAAGATGACGCAATGGATGCGGTACTCGCTGCCGCCGATGCCGGGTGTTTTGCCACCTACATTGAAAAACAGGGCGGCGTACTTGTTCCACGCAAAGACTACCTGATTCGCACCGCCTACGACCTCGCAGATGAGCTGAATGATTACGGCGAACAGAGCGTACAGATTTACGGGATCTGGTCACCACTCATCGGGGAATCCTCCCGTGTGTGCACGCATCCGGATAACTGGAAACTGGTAAGACGTAAACCGGAAACGGAAGACAGCGCCCGCGAAAATGGTTTTGACCTTCAGGGCGGCCCTGCCGCCCCTTGGACTCGTGGCAATAACTGTCCCCGTGTACAGGAAACGGACAACAACGGGACAGAACAGCCGGAAGAACGGCCAGCACCGTGGCCGCAGCTCCCTGACGGCGTTGAAGTGAACGAATGGATGCGCTCACTGAAACGGCACGAACGCCGGGCGCTGATGCGTTCGCTTCGTGACAAACAGGCAAAAAACAGCAGTGATGAAATGCAGAGCTGGACACAGAGCCGCAAACAGCAGCGGCCTTTGCCTGATAACCACGAATTACTCGCTAAAGAATGGCGGGAGTCTGCTGAATCTCTCGGCTTGCATATCGGTGAACAACAGATGCAGCACCTGTTACGGGGCGGCAGTCTGTACGTTGACGGCAGCATCATTGCACCGCAGGGATTTGAAATTGTACGCAAACCGGATACCCGCCCGGACAGCCGAATCACGCAGCTCTGGCAGCGCCTGAGCCGTAATCACGGCGTAAGCAGCATGGAGATCCGCCATAACCCGGTCTCCAGCTATCTGGCACAGCTCGGGGCATCAGACCCCGAAGCCGCCGCACGCCTGGCATCCACACTTCAGCAGGTCCAGAACACCATGAAAACACCCGTTACCGTGCTTTCTGACATGCTGCGCGCCATCCGCGACGCAGAGCACGCACAGAGAATCAGTGAAACCACTGAACGCGCCCGCCGCAAAGCAGACCTGCTGCGGGGTGGCCTGACCAGTGGAAACAAAAAACAGACAGAAACGGGATTCACAAATCCTGTAAATGAGCAAAAAACGCGCCGCGATATATGAAGCGCGCATAAAACAGGCAAAAACGGGATTTCAGAATCCCGTAAACGATTAATTAATCAACATAAGGAAAAGCGACATGAAAATTTGTATCGATGACGGCTCCACCAACATCAAGCTGGCATGGACTGAGAACGGCGAACGCCGCAACGCCATCAGCCCAAACAGCTTCAAGTCGGAATGGTCTGCGCCGTTCGGTGGCACGCAGCCCGCGAACTACATGCTTGATGGCGTGCGCTATGGTTTTGATCCGGTCAGCGATCGCTTTGTCCAGACGACCGACACGCAATACCAGTACAGCGATGTGAATGTCATTGCCATTCATCACGCGCTGGTCAAATCAGGCATCACGCCACAGGAGGTGGATGTGGTTGTCACCCTGCCACTGAGCGAGTATTTCGACACAAACGCACAGCCGGACATGGCCAACATCAACCGCAAAAAAGCGAATGTCCTGCGCCCTGTGGAGTACCAGAACGGTGAAGCATTCACTATCCGCAACGTGCGGGTTATGCCTGAATCCATTCCGGCTGGCTTTAAGGCACTGGCTGACATGAGTCCGTTTGAATCCCTGCTGATTGTGGATTTAGGCGGAACAACGCTGGATGTGGCAAAGGTTCAGGGGCAACTGGCAGGCATCAGCCAGGTGTTTTGCGATCCACACGTAGGCGTTTCCCTGATGGCTGGTGCCGTGCTGTCGGTGATGGCCACTAACGGTATGCGTACCAGTCACCACATCGCCAATACCATTATTGAGCACCGTCACGATGAAGCCTGGCTACGCCAGCACATTCACAATGACGCGCATTACAACAGCCTGATGGCGGTTATTCGTGAAAAGGAGGAGACACTAAAACAACGCGTGATCCGCGCACTCGCGGGCTTTTCGGGTTACGGGCGGGTGCTGGTTGTCGGTGGAGGAGCGGAGATTGTGGCACCCGCAGTCCGTGAAATCTATGGAGTCAATGCGAATTTCATCACAGACGGGGTGCCACAGTTTGCTCTGGTTAACGGTCTGTACGCTATGGATAAGGAGTAACCCTCCATGGCGACATTAACCAGAAGAATAAGTTTCTATCTGAAGCCAGCCGCCGTCAAGAACGAAGGCAAAGCATGCGCCTGGCTGGACAGCCTTACACCAGAAGCCCGCAAAAGCGGCCAACGCGTGGCTTTTCTGGCCGGGCTGGCACTTCTGAAAATGAATCCGGCAGAGGCTTACCGACTGGCTGCATGGGCTGATGATGAGGCGTTATCAGTGACACAAACCAGGGCAGAACGCCACATGTTACAGCCAGCGCCCACCGCACAGATAACCAGTCAGATAGCCGGAAATATCCGGGCGTTATTTCCCGAATAACACAACATCAGGGCGCATCCGCCCTGATGACTTTAATCCGGGAACATAAACAAGAGGGACACAATGCAACACATTGACAGAGAAAAAGCGCAGCGACTGATTGAGCGGATGGAAGCGCTGGCGAAAGAAGAAAATGTCAACATCCAAAAAATAGCAGAATGTGGCCAGATAGTTCTTCGTCGTGAAAAAGACATCAAGCAACTGATGTCTGGCGAAACCAGCAAAACACGGATTCCAGGCGAGAAAACGATTTATTGTAGCTTCTGCAATAAATCCCAGTACGAAGTCACAAAGGTGATTGCCGGACCGTCTGTTTACATCTGCAATGAGTGCGTGGATTTGTGCAATGAAATTATCAGGAGAGAAGCGACTGACCATGAAGAAGCGCGGAGATGCAACGATTAAGTCGGGTAATGATATTGAGCAGGCGACTCACTGGATGCCGATGCCAGAAGCGTTTCAGGAGGTTAACCGTGGCTAACCTGCAACTTGCCGTCAAAGGTGAATACTTCGATGCCATGATTCGCGGAGAGAAAACAGAAGAGTATCGCCTGGTTAATTCATACTGGTCTCGCCGTATATTGGATAAGAGCTATGATCGATTGATTATTACTAAGGGGTATCCGAAACGCGACGATTTAAGCCGCAGAATTGATGTCCCATATGGGGGATATGAGATCAAGGTGATAACACATCCACATTTTGGACCAGAGCCAGTAAAAGTATTTGCTATTAAGTTGACTCAATGACCGATACCACTAAGAAAAAGACGTTAAATAACATACATGAAAAGTATGATTATTTTACGGATACCGCTTGCTTGCTGACATCTGAAGAACAAAAGATAGCCCAACTTTTAGGCGATGCATGGAACCTGTATTTAACATTGCCAGTTGAGCATCCAATGGGTAGAGATGAATTTTGCCGGGCAATTCATCATTGCCAAAATATGGTGTTGGCACGCCCTGCCATCAGGGCGCTGGCCAGTAAGGGGCAAGGCTATAAATAGATGAGCAAAACGCCCTCCTCCAGGGCGTTTATTTCAATGCACAATAGTGCACAAATTTGCACAATTTTTTTGAACAACTTTTTACCCTTCCGGCCCGCGTGGCGGCTGGATCCGTCAAGGATCCGTGCATGCACAAAAAAACGCATTTTTTCTGCGCGCAGGTGACGGGGGAACAGCCCGCGTTTCAGGGGGTAAATAGCATTCCCTGAACGATGCCGCAGCGACACAACAGAATGGCTGTATTTCTCACGCTGAGCGTGAAAAAGACGTAAGGGCTTTTGATTTAATGGGGTAACAGATAAGGCCGCCAAAATCGCACTGAGGCGGCAGGAACATGCAGTCAACGCAGTGGGATTGCGTAAGAGCCTGACCGTCGATGATGGCAATAAGCTGGAAGGCGTCGTGAAATTATCTGATTGATACAGGAGCTGGAGAGTCGGGGCATAAATTTTTTATGCCCCGGCGAAGCAGCAGACAAGCGAAGCGCGTCAGGCTGTGGGCTGGGTGTCTAACAGTGCGTAAGGGTTAAAGCGGATCACCTCTTCGCCCAGCCAGTCATTGATGTGCTTCATGGCCTCCATGACGGGCATCAGCTCGTTAATTGCGTAAACCCGCGCGGCCTTCTCCACATCACCGAACGCACTTTTTTCGCCCGGCATCGCCCCCATCAGTTGCGGCGGAACGCGGTGCGCAGCCAGCACATCATCACGGGATGCAGCCTTAACATTCATGAACTCATCCTTTGCGGTGATCTGCTGGAACGGCAAAATTTGCACCCCCTCTTTGCCCCCGTTGGGCGCATGAATGAGCACGTTTTTAAACGCACCACCACCACGTGCACCCTGTAGCGTTTCTTTCAGGGAGTCCATGCTTTCGCGGTTTACCTGCGCTGCACCGATGTAGATGATGCACCCGGCGTGGGATCCGTTGTCGTAATACAGTTTTCTGAACATGTCCGCCGAATGAGACAGGCTGGCCGAGAGTAATGCGCCGAGATATTCCGGCATGCCGTAGATTTCCTGGTTAATGTCAGGATTCATCAGGTGGCACACTTTACCAGGGCGAAACTGAAACGCGTCCTTACCATCCTGCACATACCACCATGATTCAAGATCGCTTCCGCGTCGCATGTATTTCGCCAGGGCGTGCCGTAATTTAAGCGGTTCGCCGAGCATATTGCTTCGAAGCTCAAGGAATGCGTTACCGAACACAAACCAGTCCAGCGCCAGCGCCGAGAAATCCTGCCGGGAAAGCAACGGGTGCGGGATGTAGCAACCGAGTAATACATTGCGCTTAAAGTAAAGCGCAGACTGATGCCAGGACGTTTGCCGGGCAGCTCTTGCCAGACCGTACCAGTCCACCGGGGTTTCATACCACCGCCCGTTATCAGCACAGTACATATTGTCCAGCAGGTCATGCCCGGTCAGGCGATAAGGACCATCAAATGTGAATGCACTGAGCGACGATTCTTTCCTGAGCGCATCAGCGAGATCAATGCGTGAACTCATGCGCACTTTTTTATTTTTTCTGCTCATCAGAACTCCATAACCGTGAAACGCTCGTTTTCTCCTTCGCCGCCAATCGGTTCGTTAATGACTGCAAGCATGGTTGCCCACGCAAGGTCGCCGTGGCTGATCCCCCTAGCACGGTCCGTTTCGTAAGTAATGAAACCACCCGCCGTTTTTACCTTACGCACGGCGTTAAAGGCCGCAACCAGCTCGCGTTCAGCGCGATCGTATTCCCACCGTCCGGCACGCATTATTTGCAGCATTTTCAGTACCAGCGACCGTTTTGATGACAGCGTGAAGGTGTACGGGATAGCCGCAGGGAAAAACCGTTTCACTATCTGATAAACAGCCTCCCCGTTCCCGCCCGTCACATCAATGCCGATGTGTTCCACGTTGTAGCGATACGTGAACTCTTCAATGACTCTGGCCTGTTCTTCAAATTCCAGCCCCTGAACGCGTCGCGTCTCCACCGTTCGAAAACGGCCACCAGGAACAGCCGGAGGAACCACCACGGACACAGCGCCGCTGTCGCCGTTGCCACTGCTGCCGTTTGCGTCATACCCAATCCATACCGGGCGATTCCCCATCGGGCGGGGAGCAAAAGGTTTCCAGTCTTTCCAGTCGTCGTATCCGTCAACACCGCAGCCAATCAGGATATTCAGGTTAAATGCCGATTCCCCTTCGCGAACAAATTCACACATATAGAGATTGCGGAACTCGTCTTCAGTGTTATTGCGTCGGATTTTGTCAATGCTGGTTAACGTCCATCCCTGATTGACCACATCTTCCAGCGTCACAATTTGCCGCCAGATGTAGTCAGGGCAGATAAGGCCGTTATGAAGTGCATTCCAGCTCACATCAAAATGCTGACGTTTATGAACACGAAGCCCTTCATTCCAGCGATCACCATTCCAGTATGCATACGCCTCATGTGTTTCACTTGATGGCGTGGAAAAATAGGTACACCGCAAACCATCCAGCGTTGCCATAGCAGCGGCCACCTTGCGCAGCTCTGTGAAACGCCCCGTCCAGAAAAACTCATCAAAATACAGATTCCCCGTGTACGATTGCGCGGTGGCCGCAGAAGTGCCGAGAAAATGCAGCTCTGCGCCGTTGGAGAGGATAATTTTATCGCCCCCTTTCAGCTCCACATCAACTTCAGCCGCGGCCTTCTGAATGATGTTTTTAAACTGGAACGCCTGACGACGCGACGCCGACAAAAAAATCTGGTTACGCTGGTAAGGTTGTGCCACATCGTCACGTAACGCCATCAGCAGTGCTTCCTGTGCAAAATACCAGGTCGCCCCAATCTGTCGGGATTTCAGAATCATCCTGTCAGTAACTCCGGCACGCTCACAGGCACCGATAGCATCAAACCATTTGCGCTGATGTCCGGCCAGCCTGCTGGTAATTTTTTCCCGCAGTGCGGCAATCTGTTCCGGCGTGAAATGATTTTTAAGTTTTTTCGCCCGGCCTTTCTTTCCTGTGGCCGTCGCATCCGGCTGGCCATCATGCAGTTTTTTAAGCTGCCGGGTCAGCAGGTCTATTTCCTTGAAGTCACCACCTGTTTTATTCTGTTTTTCAGTAAGCTGGATGAGGCGCGCATCGATGGACTGCGTGACACGCTGCACGGGTGGCGTTTCATCCCACTGGTCGCGTTTTTTCCACGCATAAATCGTGTTCGGGTTTATTCCCATCAGACGTGATATTTCTGCGGGCGGGTAACCCTGCCAGTAAAGTTGTCGCGCACGCTGGCGCACAAAAGCGTCCTGAATCATTGCTCCCCCTGAGTAATTACAGGAAGATTACCCGCGCGCGAAACCGTTCTCCTTAACCCCCTGTTCTGGCCGTTTTCTTACAACAAAAGCCCTTTGTATCAGCCTGTTACGCTTTGCCATCATGACTGAAGGACCAGTCAGAGGGGCAAAAACTATGGCTAATGAAAAATCAACAACCCGCAAAAAGTTTCGCGTGGCTGTCTCCGGTGTAACGGCAGACGGGCGCGAAATCAACGGCGACATGCTGAAAGCTGCCGCCACCAGTTATAACCCGTCCGTTTATGGTGCACGTGTGAATATTGAGCACATCCTGTCACCACTCCCCGGTAGCGAGTTTTCCGCTATGGGCGATGTTGTGGGGTTGAGCACCGAAGACATAACCGATGGCCCGCTGGCAGGTCGCACGGCACTGTATGCCGAAATTGAGCCGACCGCTCGCATGATGTCCCTGCTTAACGATGGTAAAAAAATTTACTCCAGTATTGAGCTGGAACCACAGTCAACCATCACGGGAGGCCCTTACCTGCGCGGGCTGGCAATGACCGACACCCCCGCCAGCCTGGGCACGGAACGTCTGGCCTTTGCGGCACAACAACGTATGCAACTGATGACATTCAACTGTCAGCAGGGAGACGTGGCGATGTTTACCGCCGCTATGGAGTCAGAACTTATCGAACTCACCGAACAACGTCAGGAAGAAGGCACCCAGTGGTTTAACCGCGTTATGGGGATTATTGGCCGTGGCCGCAAAGCGGATGACGTCAGTTTCTCCCGTATTCAGGAAGCAGTGGAAGGTGTCGCAACGTCACAGGCCGACATTATCGACCGTTTTAATGTGCTGGAAACCCGCCATCAGCAGGACAGCCAGAAAATCACATCACTGACCACAGAGCTGGCAGCACTGAAGGAAAAACTGCGCACGCATGACGGCGATCCGCAGAACCGCTTCACCGCAACGGGCGCAGCCTCCGACCAGCTGGCTGACTTCTGATAAGACAAAGGAGCAAATTTTTTATGAATCTGGTGATGTCAGATATTACCCGCAACAAGCTGGGTTGCTATATGGCGCAGCAGGCGTCGCTTAACAATATCCCGGTATCTGCACTGGTATCGCGATTTACCGTGGAACCCGCGGTGCAGCAGCGTTTTGAAAACGCCTCAAAGGAAAGTACCGAATTTACGAAAAGAATTAACGTGATCGGCGTGACCGACCAGAAAGGCGAAAAAATCCTCCTGGATACCACAGGACCGATTGCGCGCACGAATACCAGTTATGACGGAACAAAACGCCGTAACCCGAATAACGTGGTTGATCTGAAAAACCGCAAATACCAGTGCGAACAGGTGAACTACGACACGTTTATTTCGTATCCGCAGCTTGATGCCTGGTCGGCACACCCTGATTTTCAGTCCCGCATCAGCGCACAGATTGCCCGACAGGTGGCGCTTGACCGCATCATGATCGGTTTCAACGGCACGTCTCACGCGGATGAGTCCAACTTCAGCACCAACAAGCTGCTTCAGGACGTTAACGTGGGCTGGCTGGAGCACATCAGAACCGACGCCAGCGAACGCGTTATGAATGACGTGACGCTGACCTCCCGCAACATGGACAACACCGTGGCGCACGCGGGTAAGTATGCGAACGCTGATGCACTGGTACAGGACGCGCGTTCATCCCTGCTGGATGAATGGCACAAGGAAGCTGACGACCTCGTGGTGATTATGGGGCGCAACCTGTTTAACTCGCTGCGTCTGCCCGTGCTGAACAGCATCAGCGGCCAGAATCCCAATGCGGAATTACTCGCCGGGCAGCTCATCCTGTCATCGCGCACCATTGGCGGGCTGGGCGTGTTCCTTGCGCCGTTCTTCCCGGATGCAACGATGCTTATCACCTCGTTCAACAACCTGTCGATTTACTGGCAGAAAGGTTCAATGCGTCGCCTGATGAAAGACGAGCCGGAATACAACCGCATCGCCACCTACCAGTCCATCAATGACGCTTATGTCGTTGAAGACTATGGCAAGTGCGCGATGGTCACTGGCCTGAAGTTCGCCGACAGCTAATCAACTCACGGCGGGCATCATGCCCGCCTGTAACGGAGAGAAAAAATGATTACTCCTGCACAGCAACACTGGCAGAACGTGATGGCACAGCGCGCAGGCCGGGCGAATGAAGGCGTGGACCACGCCGCGCGTACCGCGCATGAAGAGGTGCTGTATCGTCTGCGTCTGGCACAGGCACGGCTTAAGGGCGTACAGGCCAGAAGCGCGAAAGCCGCCATCAAAAAAGAGTTATTGCCGGACTTTTCCGGCTGGATTGAGGGAACGCTGGAGGCTGACGGCGGGCAGCAGGATGAAGTGATTGCCACGCTGATGGTGTGGGCGATTGACTGCGGCGATCTTCCGCTGGCGCTGCGTATTGGTGCATATGTGGTCCGTCACAACCTCATCATGCCGGATAACTTTGGACGTACTGCTGCCACGGTACTGACCGAAGAAATCTGCAACCCGGTACTGACGCAGGCCGGGACGGATGCCGACGCGGATTTATCCGCCTTTATCGAACCACTGGACACACTTTGGGAAATTGTTGCCAACCAGGACATGCCGGACGAAGTGCGCGCCAAATTATGCAAGGCGTGTGCCTTTGCCCGTCGTGGCCTGACAGATGCAGACAGCATGGCCTCATCACTGAAGCTGCTGCGCGAAGCGATGCACCTGAACCCGAACTCAGGTGTGAAACGCGAGATTGCAACCCTTTCCCGCGCCCTGAAAAAAGCCGATTCCGCAGGCACATCAGAAGACGCCAGCGCACAGCAGGCGCAGGACGAAAGCAGCAAAAGTAAAAAGACAACGCGGAAGCCTGCAACACGAAAAACCACCGCGACGCAGAAGGCGAAGCGCGGTTAACGACTGACCCCGTCAGCGGGCGGCGTGCGCGGTGTTCCGGTTTGACTCCGTGACCGTTTACACCGCGCACCCACCGCCCGATTTTTTTCAGGAGTGAACCCCATGAGTATGGTTGCCAGAACTGAACCAGGACCCGCAGAGGACGACATCACCGATACCGATGATGGCGACACTCGCATTTCAGCAGGTGCATTCTGGCCGGATATTGTGCTGCGCGAGCTGCGTCTGGCGGTACGACTGCCGGGCCGCGTGACCACCTCCCGCCTGCTGCATACTGCCACCGGGGCTGTGGCACACGTTACCCGTGAGCTGGAAGCGTGGCAGCAGGAACAGCAGGCAGCCGGACACGAAACACTGGCCGATGTCCCGGCGCCATTAATTAACGGAGAAAGCGTCAATCTCTGGCACTGGCGCAATGCGGTTTACACCGCCACACGCGCCCTGATTCTGGAGCGTTACCGCGATGCGGACACAACGGACAAGGGCGACCGCCGGGCGGACGCACTGGATATACAGACATCGGATTTGTGGCGCGATGTGAGCTGGGCCATCTCTGACATTCTGTGCCGCCCGCGAATCTTTGCGGAGTTGTGCTGATGAAAGTGAAGGCACAGGAAGGCGACACCGTGGATTCGCTCTGTTTCCGGTACTACGGCACGACGCAGGGCGTCACCGAAAAGGTGCTGGATGCCAACCCCGGACTCTGTCAGCAGGTATTTCTGGACGCCGGGCAGGAAGTGGAGATGCCGGAGCCGGAGAAGAAGAAACGAGAAATGATTCAGTTGTGGGGGGAGTAGCAGTGAGCACCATTCAAACAGGGATCACAGAGCAGGTTATTGCGTGGCTCTTTGACCACCTGCCAACGGTGTATGCAGTAGGCGCGGCGGTCAGCATTTCCGCGCTGATGAGTCTTTATGACGGACGAACACTGGTTCAGACCGTAACGGGATCGCTGGCGTGCGGCGTTCTTGCCATGGCCGTGGCCGGGTCGTTGCGCTTCTTCGGGTTTCCTGAAGATGCCGTGACGTTTATCGGCGCATCAATCGGTTTTATGGGTGCAGAGAAAGCACGCGACAAGGTTATTGCGGCCTTTAATCGCAGGGTGAAGGAGAAGGACGAATGAGCAACACATTTAAATTCAGCAGCCGGAGCGAAAAGAATTTGCAGGGCGTAAATCCTGATCTGATGAAAGTGACCCGACGGGCACTGGAAATTTCGGAAGTGGATTTTGGTATCACCGAAGGGTTGCGCAGCCGTTACCGCCAGAAGCAACTTGTGGCCACAGGTAAGAGCCAGACCATGAACAGCCGCCACCTTACGGGACATGCCGTGGATGTTGTGGCTTATATCGGCAGCCAGGTGTCATGGGAATGGCCGCTGTACGAAAAAATCGCAGCAGCATTCAGACAGGCCAGCCGGGAACTGAATATTCCGGTGGAATGGGGCGGCGACTGGAAGACCCTGAAAGACGGACCACATTTTCAGTTACCACACGGAGCCTATCCGGCATGAAGCTCTGGCCCACGCTGGGTGTCGCTTTCCTTCTGATTGCCGCATGGGGAACATCCATGCGTCTGTCATGGTCGCTTGGCCAGGAGAACGCCAGAAACGAAGCACAGGCCAGCACCCTGAAAAGTACCGTCGACACACTGAATATCATCAGTGCCGGGGTACAGGATATGCAGCAGGTGCTGGCGCAACTCCGCGTGGAAAATCAACAGCGAAATCAGGACGGAGAGGCCAGACGTGAACAGCTACGCAACGATATTGCAAAAGATGAATGCGCCCACGCTTTGCCTGACGCTCGTTTTACTGACAGGTTGCGCAGGCACGCAGAACGCGCCACGGCCAGCGCCGTCAGTCCGGCTTATACCGCAGATGCTGACCATTCCGGTAACGCCGCCCCCCTTCCCTGACCCTCCCACATGGGGAAATCTCGGTATATGGGGCGACCGCCTTCTGGATGCACTGGAAACCTGTAACGCGGATAAACGGGCCATTGAATTACTGGAACAGCGCAGGCTGCAACGACTGAACAACGAGGACAACAACCATGCTGAAAACTGATTCCCTGCGTGAAGCCATGACCCGTTCATGCCGATGGTGTCAGGCTAACCCGGAAAAATTCACCATTTTCGTGGAGAGCGGCAACATTGAAACGACCGGAGAAACTCCCTCGTTTGTTTACCGCTATCAGATGGTGATGTTTGTCATGGATTACGCCGGGGAGCTGGACGACCTCACGCTGCCGCTGCTGGCGTGGTTATCCGAAAATCAGCCACAGTTGTTGCTCAACCCTGAGCGTAATCAGGACATCAAATTCTCCGCCGTTATCAATGACGATGACAGCGCCGATCTCCTGTTTACGCTCCCCCTGCGGGAACGCGTTCGCATCACGCGCAGCAGTCAGGGCACACCGCAGGCAGAACACCTGCCGGAGCCAAAACCCCGCCTGCCATCTTCCGAAGGCGACTGGTCGCATGTATTCCAGGATGTGACGTGGGGTGAAAGCGATGGATAAGGCATTCACCCGCGTGGATGAAACCTTTGAGGCTATCCGCGACAGCCTGAATCAGCAGGCCATCAATAACATCGCCAGAAAGCTGGCACAGGATTTACGTCGCGCCCAGCAGGCACGTATCCGGTCACAGAAAGCGCCGGACGGGACTGCATGGACACCACGCAGACGCCGCGTAACCCGGATACAGGAGCGCATTCGCTTTATCTGGAATAACGAAGCACGCACGCTGAAAAACTGGCATCACGACACGGGGAAATACGGGCGAACCATTACCGGGTGGGATGAGGATAAAAACAATATCCGCACGTTTTACCGGGATGACATCGACCGTTTTCTGGAAATACGCACCCGGCGCATCAACCAGGACAGCACAAAGCGCGTCCCCATGTTCGTAAAACTGCGCACCGCCCGCTACCTGAAAGCCCGTGCAGATGCTTCCGGTGTGACGGTGGGTTACAGCGGCGTGGCCGCACGTATTGCACGCGTTCATCAGTTCGGTGAGCGCGATCAGGTTGCGCCGGGCATTTTCACCGATTACCCGGTACGTGAGCTGTTGGGCATCAGTCAGGCAGATGAGCGCCTGATTTATAACACGGTGCTGGGCCGGATTGCGGAGGCTGTACGGTGAGCGCAGAACTCATGCGGCTACTGAGCAATATCATCCGCACCGGGATCATCTCTGAAGTTGATGAGAAGTCCTGGCGCGTGCGCGTTCGCAGCGGCGAACTGGAAACAGGCTGGCTGCGCTGGAACACCACGCGCGCGGGAGCCTTCAATGTGTGGCTGCCGCCATCACCAGGCGAACAGGTGGTAATTGCCTGCATTGGCGGCAACCCGGAAACCGCCATGATAATTGGCAGCCTGTGGAGTGATGCCATTCCGGCCCCCGGCAAAAGCCTGAAAGAAATCGTGGTCAGCGCGCCGGATGGCGCGGTGTTCCGCTACGACGCGGACGCAGGCGCACTGAGCGCCAGCGGCATGAAAACAGCCACCCTGCAGGCATCCGTCAGCGTGACACTGGATACGCCCGTCGTGGAATGCACAGACCTTCTGAGAACGGCGACGCTTGACGTCACAAAAGGGGGAAAGATGAGGGGCAATATCACGCACAGCGGCGGCAATTTCACCTCAAACGGCATCACAGTGCATACGCATAAACACGGTGGCGTTAAAGGTGGCAGCGATTCGACAGGAGGCCCGCAGTGACAACCCGCTACACAGGAATGAACCCGGACGGAACGGGAAACCTGAACGATACGGAGCACCTGAAACAGTCAGTCAGGGACATCCTGACCACCCCGCTGGCAAGCCGGGTTATGCGACGGGAATATGGCAGCCTTGTGCCTGATTTGATTGACGAACCCATGAATAACACCACGCGTCTGCAATGCATGAGTGCTGCCGTGATTGCGCTGACACGATGGGAACCCCGCATTGCCCTGGACGCTATCGACGTTGTCTGGAAGGCAGGAGGCCGCGCCGGGGTGACGCTGTCGGGCACTGTCATGCAGACCATGCAGAATGTTGAATTAACCATCACGCTGAGGGAGTAAATCATGCCTGCCGTTGACCTTTCACAGTTACCGGAACCCGCCATCATCGCGGAGCCTGACTTTGAGGCAATTCTGGCTGACACAAAGGCCATGATGATTGCGTCCTATCCCGCCGAACAGCGTGAAGCCGTTTCCGCCGCGCTGGAGCTGGAATCGGAACCCCTTAACGTTATCGCTCAAACCATGTCGTTTCGTGAAATGCTGTTACGCCAGCGGGTCAATGAGGGTGCACGCGCCTGCATGCTAAGCCACAGCGCCGGGACAGACCTGGACAACCTCGCGAGCAATATGAACACAAAGCGCCTGGTTATCACTCCGGCAACGGATACCACCGACGCAGTGATGGAAAGTGACACCTCGCTGAGACTACGGGCGCAACGGGCATATGACGGTCTGAGTGTTGCTGGCCCGTCAGGTGCATACGAGTATTTTGCACGCAGCGCCAGCGGTCTGGTACGCGATGCGCGGGCCATCAGCCCGTCTCCGGCCAACGTGACGGTTTCCATCCTGTCCACTGAGGGCGACGGCACAGCAACGGAGGCGTTGCTTAATACCGTTCGCGCCGTTCTGAATGCAGAGGATACCCGCCCGGTGGCCGACCGCCTGACCGTACAGAGTGCCAGAATCGTGACATGGCGGCTGAATGCAAAACTGTACTTTTACCCCGGCCCGGAATCCGAACCTATTCTGGCCGCGGCGGAATCGTCGTTCAGGAAGTGGCTGTCTGAGCAGGGGCTTATCGGTCAGGACGTGGCGTTGTCCGCCATTGCTGCCGCACTGCATGTGCACGGTGTGCAACGCGTGGAGATAATCGAACCCACACAGAATATGGCCATCAGCGACATACAGGCGGCGCGCTGTGAGTCATTCACCATCAGCGAAGGTGGGCGCAATGAGTAATTCACTGTTACCGCCATCAGCCAGCAATTTCATGCGTTGTGCCGAAGCTGTCGGAACGCGCATTACAGACATTCCGGTAGACCTCAACACGCTGTGGTCGCCGGATACCTGCCCGGTGCATCTGCTGCCCTATCTCGCCTGGGCATTTTCCGTTGACCGCTGGGATCGCAACTGGCCGGAAGAGACAAAGCGACAGGTTATTCGTGATGCATGGCTGATACACCGACACAAAGGGACCATCAGCGCACTGCGCAGGGCCATTGAGCCGCTGGGATACCTCATTCGCGTGTCTGAGTGGTGGGAGTTCGGCGGAGAACCGGGAACATTTACCGTTGAAGTCGGCACACTGGACAGTGGCGTGACGGAGGAAATGTATCTGGAAATGGAGCGGTTGATTGCTGATGCCCGTCCGGTCAGCCGCCACATGACAGGGCTGAATATCATTCAGGAAATTCCGGGGGATATTTTCGCAGCGGCGGCAACTTATGACGGTGAAGTTATTACCATTTATCCGGACGATTAAGCATGAGTACCACAACACGAAAATTTAAAACCGTTATCACCGATACAGGTGCAAAAAAATTAGCTCAGGCAGCCGCGCCAGATGGTAAGCCTGTCCGCCTGACTCATATGGCCGTGGGCGACGGTGGCGGCACGTTGCCCACACCAGACAGTAAGCAGACCCGTCTGGTGCATGAGGTGTGGCGACATACTGTTAATCGCGTCATCCTGGACGCAACACATCAGAACCGCATTATTGCGGAGCTGGTTATACCTCCTGAAACGGGCGGATTCTGGATCCGGGAAATTGGTGTATTTGATGAGCACGGCGATTTAATCGCGGTGGGCAATACTGCCGAAAGTTACAAGCCAACCGTTGCCGAGGGGTCCGGACGTGCACAAACATTTCGCACCATTCTGACCGTATCCAGCACTGCCAGCGTGGCGCTTACCGTGGATAACACCATGGTGATGGCCACAGTGGATTACGTGGATGACAAACTGAAAGAGCATGAACAGTCACGACGTCACCCGGATGCCTCGCTGACCGCAAAAGGCTTTGTTCAACTCAGTAGCGCCACTAACAGCGATTCTGAAACGCTGGCCGCAACGCCGAAAGCGGTTAAGGCCGCGTATGACCTGGCTAACGGAAAATATACCGCTCAGGACGCCACGACGGCACGAAAAGGGATAGTCCAGCTCAGCAGTGCAACCAACAGCACGTCTGAAACGCTGGCAGCGACACCAAAAGCGGTTAAGGCGGTAATGGATGAAACGAACAAGAAAGCCCCATTAAACAGCCCGGCACTGACCGGAACGCCAACAACACCAACTGCACGACAGGGAACGAATAATACCCAAATCGCAAGCACGGCTTTCGTTATGGCCGCGATTGCCGCACTTGTAGATTCGTCACCTGACGCACTGAACACGCTGAACGAGCTGGCGGCGGCGCTGGGCAACGACCCGAATTTTGCGACCACCATGACTAACGCGCTTGCGGGTAAGCAACCGAAAGATGCCACCCTGACGGCGCTGGCCGGGCTTGCTACTGCGGCAGACAGGTTTCCGTATTTTACGGGGAATGATGTTGCCAGTCTGGCAACCCTGACAGAAGTCGGGCGGGATATTCTTGCGAAATCGACCGTTGCCGCTGTTATCGAATACCTCGGTTTACAGGAAACGGTAAACAAGGCTGGTAATGCCGTTCAAAAGACA